ATCCAGATCGAGGTGTTGGTGGAAGAGGTGCCACCGCCGTCGAGAACGTTATTGGCGGTTTGGGAGTTGGAAGTGTTCTTCGTGCTGTATCGAGGAGCAAAACCAGTAAAGCGTTCAGGGTTCACACCCTGGTTGCCGTAGATCAGGGTCGAGGCAACCTGTTGGGACATACCTTCGAGGAAAGCCTTAACCTCAGAGAGTCGAAACTCCGGGGTATTGCCATTGAGATCGGCAATGTCCTTGTCGATAACCGCATAGGTCTCGAGGTTGCCGCAGGTATCGACAATCTGCGCCGTGGTCGACTTGGCATTCGGGACGCCGGTGTTGAGCAAGCGCCACGTGCCCTGAATAAGGCCGGTGCGGACGGTGGTCTTATGACCGGTAGGGAGGTTGCCTTCCATGACGAGCATATCGTCAAGGATTTCGTTGGTCTGAGAGAGGAGTTCGATGATGGAGGCGACGCGGTAGCCGTCGTCCATGCGTTTGGCCCAATCACCGTACGTGAGAGCGGTTGAGCCGATATTTAGGGTAGCCATTAGGTTTGTCCTTTCATTGGGAGTATACTGGTTCGGCTCATATCCAGTCTGGGCGGTTGCCGTTCATCCCACAACGGGGCCTGGGTGGTGAGTGGATGCAGATTTGATTACTGGTCGGTTCTAGCCAGCGACGGATACATGGCCTGCGCAAGGGTTGGCCGGTGAGTTTGACCACTGGCAACTTGACCATGGGGGCTCGGGCTGCCACCAGTGACAGGTTTGCCCTCGATGACTCGCTGTGATAGTTTCCAAAAGGCCTTGACGAAGGCTGGATTGTCACCAGCACCGGTTAGGTCCATAGCTGTTTTGAAATCTTGAATGAGCTTGGCGTCGTTTAGAGTATCTAGGGCGCGGCCAACATCAGCCTTGATGGATTCAAGCTTACCGCCCATTTCGGGATCGGACCGAACCTCGGTGACCCACTTCTCGCGCATGGCTAGGACAGCCTTGGCGCCGGTGTCAGCGACCGCTTTCATTTGCTGGTTGTAAAAGTCGACAAGTTTGTCGGCAGCAGCTTGTGAGAGACCAAGTTCTCGGAAGATGGGAGTGGCGGCGGCGATGACGGTGTCATCAAGCGCTGCACCCTGCGGAGGCTTGAAGTCGTATTTGTCTGGGGCGCCGCCGGTGGGTTGAGTGGTTGTGTCATTGGGTTGGCTCAGGTTCGTAGAGGTTGAACTCGGGTTCGGCTCCGTCTGGGTCTGGGTCACCGGCGGCGCTGCGTCCTTCAAGGTCCCGTCTGGAGTTCTGGCCGCTTCGGTATTCGCTGCGGGCGGCTGCGTGATTGAGTCGTTCATTGGCTTCCTTTATCATTTGAATGTACTGGTTGGGGCAGTGCTGGGAGATTTCGGCGAAGATACGGAGCCCGACGTTGCGTTCGCCTTTGAGATAGGCTTCCCGATAGGGGTCGCCGGAGAATGGATCCGAGAACAGATGGCTGTCTTCGAGGAAGTGATAGAACCACGTCCTACCCTGGACAGTGCTGAGGGCGGCTGTGAGGAATTCGATTCGGTCACGCTCGATACGTGCAGCGGCTTTCTCGGCTTCGCGGATGTCTTTGCGGTTGGAGGCGTCGTACATTATTGTGCACACAAATCGTGTTTAAGATATTCGCAGCCAGCAACAAGAATATGTTTCTTGCCATAGCCACGGCTCAATGTAAAGACGCAGTCATCACGGTGTACAGTTATTATACCTATGGCTTGCAGATCACCAGAGCGAGCTTTATCAAGCTGCTGCTCAAGAATCTCGACAATGTCTGGATTTGCCCCGTTGGGTTCGGGCGGTGTTATTCCATTAAGGCCGATGACGTTTGACATTAGTCTGGATCCCAGTTGGTTATTATGAGACCGATGGCGATTAGAATGGCAATGACGATGCAACTAGAGACTAGGTCTGTCATTGTCCTTGGCCTCCGCCTTGACCCAGCATGGCCTGGAGGGCGTTCTGGCCACCACCAACGTCGGTGCCAGAGAGGTTCTTGGCACCTTGAGAGAGTTGCTGAGCGATCTGGGCTTGTTGGGCTTGTTGCTGTTGCTGAGCACGTTGTTGGCGGATCTGCGCGAGTTCCTCGGGGCTGCGGATGATCTTCGGACTATTATTGAGTAGGCTAGAGTATTGATCAATGGCTTCGTCGGTGTCGATGTTATCCATGACTTCAGGCTTTACTCCAACCAAGCCGCCGGTCAACTGGAGTAGCCTCTCGATGCCAGCAGCTGCTGTGGCCTTCTGGGCTTGGGCGAGCATCGAGACGAACTCGATGTTTAGCATATGGCCCTGGATTTCTGGTGGAGGTGGGGGAAGGATTCCGGCTCGGTTAGCGATAGCGAAGACTCGTTCGACGATGGGTTTAAGGACCTCGTCATCGATTCGTTCGAGGACCGGACCGAGCATAACGAGGGATTCCGACTTACGGAGGTCCCACTCGACTGCGGTAACATTGCTGCGAGTTTCATATTGGCTGGCAACTCGGAGGATGTCATTGAAGAAAACCTGACTCAATCGCTGCTTGACCATCTCGAGGTCGGCAGTGATTTCTTGGACTGGGAACTTCGATTCATAGACACTGGCAAACCCAGGCTTGCCGCCCTGGGAGAAGCCTGAGACATAGGTTATACCACCGGGAGTGAGGTTGGCGGGTTGGTTCTTGAGTTGGACGTCGGCCACCAGCGGAGGGTTGACCATCTTGTCGATGGCTTGGGCTTTGCGTCTGGTCTCGAGTTGAATTTGCTTTTGGTCGGGGAGGCCGTCCATGGCGGGTGATCGGCCGTAGGCGTCGTTGGACACTAAGTCCCAGCGGCCGATGATGGCCATCTTTTCATAGTAGCCGGCTCGACGAAGGAAGGTCGGCGGTAGATTGACACCGCCCTGGGGGCTAGTGGAGCCGCCCCAAACCCAGTAGGCTTCGCGATAGGCGAAGTCCTTGGAAAAGCCAAACTCAGCTGCACGGCCGTCGTTGTTAGGCTCGATGGAATGAGCGATGATGATTTCGCGGGTGAGGTTGGCGCCTGAAGGGTCGTCGTATAGTTGTAAGATGGAGTCGTCGCAGTTCTCGCGGCCGAAGTATTGCACGGTAGCGGCGACGGTCCAGGTGAACTCGCGGTAGAAGACACAGGGGCGGTAGTTGCCATCGATGTCAACGTAGTATTCGCCGAGACAGGGGTTGATGCAGTTGATGACAGATTTGAAATCTTCGTAGATCAAGAGGGCTGCGGTACCGAAGATTACTAGATCGTGATAGAACACCGCGATGGCGTTGTAGAAGTTCGACTCAGCAAAGATCAAGTACAAAAGGCGTTCGCACTCGGCCATCCATAGACTGATCGGCGAGGTCTTGGTTGAATCCAGCCGACCAACCTTCAACCGAATCCATGGAGAGGTCGGCGAGGACTTGCCGGAGACTAGCCCCGCACTCAGTCGAGCCGCGAAGATGCAGCCCGAAGAATCCAGGATATGTTGGTTGATGGGGGCGCCTCGGGCCATTTGGTTGGGGGTTATAATCCATTTGTATCTCCGGGGAAGAAAGTAATCGGCTAGCTCACGCCAGTGTACCCACCAGCTGTAGCGATTGACACGAAGACCCATCAGCCGGCCTTGGCTATAGTTTAGTAAGGCTAGATCGGTGGGCTTACGCTGGTTGGCCATCAGGACTTAGGCTCCATGGGATTTTGGCGCTCGTCGGCTGTGCCTTTGGCCACCCCTTCGGAGAAGGATAAGCCCTTCTCGGCGCTGACGAGTTTGTCTAGGCGGGAGTTGACACTGAGATGGAGTTCGGTGAGTTTGTTACCGTTGCGCATGGATGTGAAGGCATTGATGATGATGCCAATAAGGGTGATGACTTGGCCGATGACAATTACAATAGCACCCTCGGACATTAGACCCTCACTGGGGATTGGGCGGATTCAGGAATGGAGTTCATCTTGTCACCGATGCTGCCGTCGGCGGGTTTGAATAGGCGGCCCTCGGAGTTCATCTGCGCAGCTGCCATAGCGACGTACACGCCATTGGGCGGCGGTGGACTTGGCTGTTGAGCTTGAGGCTGGGCTTGGCCACGGCGGGCGGTGATGATCAAGGGTTATTGTCCTAACAGAGATTTGCCGCCAGCGAGATTGTTGGTGGAGGCGGCGGCGGCACTGGCCAGGAAACTGGGGCCGGCAGCTGAGGTACCGGTACGAGTGCCAGTCGGTGATGATGCAGCGGGAGCGGCGGCTGGGGTAGCGGCTGGGGTCGCAGTTGGGGCTGAGGTATTGATACCAAGCAGCGAATCGACTGTTTTGATAATGGGACTGACCATGAGTTATTGTCCCAACAAAGAGCGGGTGCCAGCGGTCTGGTTGGCCTGGGGTGTTGCTGCGGCAGCGAGAAAGCTGGGGCTGACGCCGGAGGAAGTATTGGAGGTTTGACTACCAACCGGGTTTTGAACTGGTGGGGCGCTGGCAGGCATGTTGACAGTTGTTGAGGAGCCTCCAGACTTGTCTATGGCTGATAAAGCCGCAGCACCGCCAAGGGCGCCAACACCAGCAACGCCAGCGCCAAGAGCGGTTGCGGCAGTTCCTGTGACAGTGCCCCCAAAGAGTCCGGCAACTGTAGTACCGAGTGCACCAAGAGTGACTGGATCGACCATGGTTAAACTACCATTCGTTCGGGGGAGAATGGATTCCATTCGGAGATGACGAGGTCTTCATGTGGGAAGTCGCCGCCGGCGTTGGCGTTGGCTGCGAGCGGGCCACCGAAGGTGAGGGCCAGGGCGTCGAGGTCGTCGAGGACGAGATTAGGATTGTCGGCGAGAAGGTCATCTTTGGAGACTAGTTGGATTGCACCAGACTTCTCGGGGACAGTGTAGCGGATTGCTAGCATTGCAGTTTTGAGATTGGGATCGGGTGGAAGTGCACCGGTTTTCATCCAGGCGCGAATCGCACCGTACATAGCAGCACGCTTGTTGGCGTACTTTTCACCTGAGGTGTCGAAGGTTATGCCGGAGATGTCGTCTTTGCCACCGAACTGGACACCGAGGACCCAGAGGCGTTTCTCGCGGCAGATGTCGACGACGCCACCACCGACACCGCCTTCGTCGATGAAGATTCCATCGGGGCGGTATTCGTGGAAGACCTCGAAGACTTTGTTGGAGAGCTCCACAGTCGAGAGGCCGTTGTAGGATCGACGTTCAATGGTACGGGCGTCTCGGCCCTTGCGGGGGAAGATAACGGAGTTGTTTTGACCGAAGCGAGCGACGTCGACACCAATGGCGAGTGGGGTCTCGCGTCCGACATAGGGCGCTTCTCGGCTCATGGCTTCGTCAATCTCGAGGGCTGAGAAGAACTCCATTAGGCCCTTGAGGGGGAACTGGCCCAGCCAGCGGACACGGACGATGTCGTTATCTTCGCCGCCGTAAGCTTTGATTTGTTGATTAATGTATTTCTTGTTGGTGATCTTGACAGTGCGACTGTCGATCTGACGATGTTTCCACATCGAGGCGAAGCGACCGCCCTCGAAACATTCACGGAAGTAGCCGATGTTGCGAGTTGGGTTGCCGAAGATTAGGAAGATGATCTGGGTGTCCTTGTCGGACATGGCGCCCATGGCGGTTTCGTAGATGATGTCGGCGATCTCGGAGCCTTCGTCGAAGATGATGATTAGACGTTTGCCTTGGTTGTGCATACCGGCAAAGGCGGCTGGGTTCTTCTCGGACCAAGGGATCATGTCGATGCGCCATGTTTGGGCACGATCGGGGTCCTTGGAGAATAGGGCGGTGGCGGTTAGGTTGAAGTGTTCACGGGTGAAGAAGCAGAGATTGTACCATTTACCGATTTCGGACCAAGTCTTCGTCTTTAACTGGGTCTCGGTATTGGCGGTGATCATGCCGCGGCAGTCGGGGAAGGTGCAGAAGGCCCAGAGAACGATCCAGGCCACCGTTGCAGACTTTCCAATGCCATGGCCACTGGCGGTAGCGATTTGAATTGCGGTGTTCCAGTCGATGAGGCCTGATTTGATGTCGGCGAAGAGTTGCTTGGACCAATCATCTGGGCCGTCGAAGTTCTCAAGCGGAGTCCCTTTCTCACCCCATGGGTAGGCGCCCATGGTGAAGGCATAGGGGTCGTCGCGGACTTCGGATAGCCAGTTGAGGAGGTCTTCGTTCACGGGTTAGTATCCGTAAGTTCTGGCCGAGATTACGGCAACGGGCTGCTGCGCTCCGACCTCAAGTTGATCCGAACACGTGGATGCAGCCCATCCGGTATTCCACACCACGTCCCAATCTGGCCGGTATGTGCCGTCCGGTTGGGCACCCTGGCGTACGATCGAGCGCGCAGTCGCCAGCATCGTCGAGCGCCACGCGGCCTGTTGCGACGGCGAAAGCAGGGGATAAACATAGGTGTCGAATGGAAGCAGGCCATAAAGCGCTGTGCGTGCGTCACGGTCATTGATGAGTACGCCGTTCGGGTCGACTTCCTTGGCGAGGATTGAAGCCGCCGTCTGTGTCGCCAGCGTCGAATAAGCCGAGCCATAGGTCGCCGACAACTTCGCGTTGAGCGCCGCATAACTGAGATTGTTTGAAAGCTGCGTCACCGATGAGGCTGGCGCGATGTTGTTCGGATTAGCGCACTCGTTTTCCGCTGTGACGATGGTCGAACCGTTTAGCCAAACGCCCATCCAATATAGAC